GATAAGATGACCTTAGACCCTCAATCATTAGTAGCTAACGCTGTAGGTTTATCTAAGGAAGACATTGACTGGGCCAAGAGTCAAGATAAAAGATACCCTAAAGAAGAACAGCTAGATGGCAGAGGAGATGCAGCTCGTCACTTAGCTCTTGGTTTTATAAGCCAGCGTAGTAAGAACCCTAAATTAGCTCTGAAAACTTCCAACATGAGAGAATATTTAGAGCTAGACAACGTAGGAAGACCTATGGATATTTTTAATAATAACTTAGGCGCTACTATTAAGGCTTCTAGTTATGAAGAAGCAGAAAAAATAATAGACGATATGATAAAAAGTAACAAGGCTAAATACTTAACGCGTGACAAGAGCGATCAAGCTCGTAGGTATAACTAGAATAAAAAAGGGGCCGCTTGGCCCCTAAGTTTTATCTACACTATCTCACATGCACCACCTACACACGCTAACTCCTGACTTCCTGTCGTGTTATCCTCTTCCTCGTACTTCTCCAGATCATTCCAATCCACACCCACTGGCATCTCTGCTACTAGCTTATCGTACTCCTCAGCACTGATGTCCTCATAAGGAGCCTGTTGATATACATGGTCACTATATGGCAACAAACTAATCCCGCTACACAAATCAAAGTTCTCCCATATCCACTGTGCTACTTGCAGGAACTCATCATCAGTGTAATAAACAGTGATGCTTGGTTTATGTTCGCACCAGTGGTTCTGATATGCTTTCCAAAGTTCTAGCTGCTGCATTGCACCTACCTGCTTGACAGTCACAGAGGTCTCTGGTGCTTTCACAGGGAAGCTAAAGACTGATGACGTAGGTGACATGATGTCCTGCTCTACTGGGAATCCGGCCATGCCCATGAAGACCGCAAGCGGGTCTTTGTGGTCGCTACGTACTCTGCGAATGTAATGCTTAGAGTAGCGAGGATGTATACCAGAAGCAGAATCAACAAGCTGAGATACAGTACCGCTTGGCTTAACACATGTAATAGCTGTAGATTGATTAATCCCCAAAACTCCAGCCCACTTCTTATTCGTTTCAATAGCAACGTCACGTACTTCCTCCAGCCACTTGGCTAAATCTTTAGACTCTCCTTTACTCAGCAGGTAATGATCCATGATGCCTGTCATGCTGACACCCAACAGTGCCTCTTCCTCAGTGTTCTTCTTCCAACAGTTACGTAGGTATCTGAAGTCTGTCAACGTAGCCTGTAGTGTACCAATGATAGCCGCCATCTCTGCTTTCTTCTTGAGCGTAGACAGTGTATCGTCAGGGCGTACTACAATCTCTGACAGGTTACAGAACTGATTACTACGTAGTATAATCTCAGAGCATGGGTTAGTACCAAAGTCCTGCTCAGGGTCACGCCTACCGTTACGTGCTGCAATCTTCTGTGCTGCTATACGACTAAAAATACCACGCTCTCCTGCCTTAGACTCGTACATGTTCTGCATCTCGCCTAAGAAGGATTCAAAGTCTGGCTTCTCAGTGTATGCTACGCTGTTGTTAGCAAGCCTACGCTGTCCTTCTAGCTCCCACCAGTTACCTGACTTAGCCTTAGCCATACGCGGGTCAGACAGGTTAGAGAGGCTAATCAGTGCAGACCTACGTACACCACCTACCACTACAATGTCAGCTATCTTACACACTACATCGTGACACTCAATAGATGTCAGCTTGCGTCCTGCTGCCTTAGTGAAGACCTCTACACAGAAGTTAAACAAATCCACCAGAGGCTCTGGCCCTGACGCACGACCACCAAAGGTCTTGAGTCTAGCACCGGAAGGACGTACCTTACCCATGTCCCATTTAGGTATCTTCCCAGCGTACAGCATAGCGATTAGCTCACGGAATGCAGAGGCCCAGCCTATCTTGCTGTCAGCTACTACAATCACGCTGTCAGTCTTGTGGAATGTCTCTGCAATGACAGGTAGCTTGGTGATGAAGTTACGTTCAACACTGAAGCCTACGCCTGTACCACACATCAGCACGTACATCAGCTCGTCAAAGCTACGTGGTGAGTCAATGGCTAGGTAGCTACAGTTAAACCCTGCTACATTGTCCTTAGTCAGTGCATCCCCTGCTGTCATCATGCAGCGCATACTAGGCATAACGTCCATGTTATGTATAGCGTCAAACATCTTAGCACTGGTCTTCTGATCTAGCTGACCACGGTCTACCCAGAAAGCTACATAGCGGTTGACTGTCTCAGCCCATGTCTCTCTACGCTTCTGCTCAGGTAGCCATCGTGCGTACCTGCTCTTGTGTATAAACTGTTGATACTGATCCATCTTGTTCTCCTGTTATAACCAACCTAAGTTAGTTGCGTTGTGTATGATTATCATAAAGCATGTGAGTATGTGTATTGTCCACCAAAAGGTGCGTATCGCAGCTACTGTGTCTGCCTGTTTGTCTGTGCTTCCGACCTTCTCTCCTAAAGACTTTGCCCAGATTCTCCACCATCTCCTAAGCACTAGCTGTTCTCCTCTGCTACCATCTTAGTCAATTTATTTAAGTACCAGCCTGCCTTCTGCAAGTCCTCTACCTGCTTGCCTTTGTAGTCATAACGCCACAGGTACTTCAGGCAGTTGCCCTTGAGGTAGCCCTTGAATGCAACACTAGACATAGACTCTTCAATAGCTTCAATACATTCTATGTTGCCTGTGTTGTAGTGTCGTGGCTTGTTTATATCATCTATAATATCTTCAGCCTCCTCATGTGCAGCCCTCATCCACGCCTCTAACCCAGTGGCTTGTTTTTCTATAGCTGGTGCATCTTTGCGTACTTTGTCCCAGTCTGCTGGTGTTGCGTCATTCAGTCTCATCTTCAAAGTCCTCTGCTATTCTGTCAAAGTTTCTAATAATCCTACGATCAAAAGCCTCTACTAAATCGTGTGTTGTTATGGATAGTAACTCACATATCAACTCTTCATCCAAGTGCAGTACCAGCTTTTCTTTAAGTTCCTCCAGTGTCATAGCCATTATAGTTTCTTCCTTTTAATATACCGTGTCATCTCCTTGGCTGTCTCTACAGTGTAGTGCTTGAACCCTTCCTTATCACACCACTCTCCCATAGTTATCTTGCCACCCTTGCGTACCTTCTTGCTGGGGTTTGACAACACAAAGATTAACTCCCACTCCGGCATTGAATCTCTAATGGCTGTGTACTTCTGTGTGTCACCTACCCTGAAGAACCCTTTGCACTCTATCAGTATTGCCTTGTCCTCGTGTACGAAGTCCGGTAGATACTTCTTGTGTACTGTGTACGGTATACCATACGGCTCAAACTTGTACTGTCCATCTAACTTCTCTGATAAATCCTTCTCAAGTCCTGACCTAAAAGCCCTCTTCATCTGGCATTACCTCCTGTACCTTGGGTTCTTTTACTACGTCTACTAAATACTTTGGCCCGTAGGAGTAAGCAAAGACCCTCATGTCGGGGTAGCAATGTTCTTTAAACTGACAGTAAGAACAACCCACCGCTAACTTCATGTTGCCTGACTTGCCATCAGGTACTGGATCATAACAGTATTCTGTCGGCTCATCTCCCTCGACCAGTTGCTTGATGTGCTTAACCCTATCGACAATAGGTTCCTTGAGCTTATCATTATCTGTATCCTCAAGGTCGTACTTAAGATAAGTCAAGTGGCCGTTGGCTTTATCCATTGTCAGCCAGCCTACTTGGGTCTCACCACAGGCGTGAGCATAGGCTTTGATCTGATCAATGTAACCGAAGGAATCATCGTTGACCAGTGTACCATCCTTAAACTTCTTGAACCCAAAGCTGCTTGCTGACTTAACATCAGTAACAACACCATCAATCTTGCAGTCCATGTGACCCACGATGCCTTCAACTTTACATACCTTCTGCTCATCAGTAACTGAATGCCCAGCCATGCGTGTCAGGAACAACAACATCTCTTCAATCAAGTGACCATACATAAACTTGACGTAAGTGTGTGGCTGTAACTCTTCACCTGCTGTACCGTTGTAATGATTCCAAAGATAGCGGTCAGTGCGGCCAATATTAGACAAGCGTAGCTTGCGGTTA